GAGTAGGAGTAGTGGTGTTATTCACGTACTGCATCGCGGGCAATTGGAAACCAATCACTGTACTAGCAGGGCTTGTGATGATACCAATTGGCTCACCAACTGCACTGATACCACTACCAAACTTAATCAAGGCATCCAAGTTGTTCGGTATTGCACAGTTTACTTGGTCAGTAAATGTCGTTCCATCGCAGGATGTTTGTGTACCGGGGGTCGAAGAAAATACTGGTTTGATAGTAGACGCAGTACCTACCGCTTCTGCAAATTCTGCGCTAGTAGCCAATGCATACACCGATGTGTATGATGTGGGCAGGTAGAACGAGAATGTAACAGACACGTTGTCGGTTGTCTCCGCTGGGAATGGCGTGTCTCCGCTGAATGATTCGTGGTTAAAGGTAACTTCAACGCTAATAGCAGCGCCTGCTACCAAATCAGCGCCATCCAAATCAATTTCAAATACTGCTCCGGGGATTGTCTCTGCGCCATCAATGCTATAAGTACCATCAGATACCGAGTCTGTAATCTCAGTCTCTCCGATAATCTCAGTAACCAATTGGGTGTAGTACTCGAACTTCACAGGCTGACCATCCTTGTCGATAAGGTTGTAGCCTTCTACGTAGTTGCCGTACATCAATCGGTTGCCCATCAATGTCTGAGCCTTGGCGAATCTTGGTACGTTGTCGTACAATCTGAGCAACTCAGACTCCGGCAATACAGTAAATATCTTGCTGTTATTGAATACGTACGTACGATATTCTTCGTTAGGGATACCAAGGTTTGCCTTGTCAAGTTTCTCGATTACGCGGATCACATTCCCACTAGCTTCTTTGAAAAGCAAGTCGATACCAACCACCAACGGGCCTCCAGTGTAATAGGTAACCTCAACTGCGTTGGCCTTGTTGACCATGCCCTCGTTCAAGTAACTGTCTACGCTGAATTGAAATGCGTTTGGCAAAAATGCAGGCTCAGAGAACTGAGACGTTGCAGAGTATTCGTTATCTGCGTATTGATATCTGTAGGCAAAGCAAATGAACCTTGTCTCCAAGAAGTTCTCTTGCCCAGATGTAACCAATGGGACAATCGTTGGGGCTTCAGCAGGTGGTCTCTTGATAACCAAAATCGACTCAGCGCTGAAATCATCCTCATTAGCTATGGGGTTTCCATATCCTCTAGCCACATTGATAAAGCGCGGTGGATTGTAATCGTCGGTGAAGAACAACAAGTTGTCATTCAAGTTGCCAGTCTTTACAATGTTAACGCCGGTAATAAGGAACTGAGGATTGAAGTTTAATGTGGTATTAGCGTGATCCTTGTCATCAATGCTGATGATGTGGTAGGTCAATATGCCTGTCAGTACATTGAACGATACAATCAAATCAAGTTTACCGGTAGCGCCAACAGGGAAGTTGGGATCATGGACAAACCAATAGATGGTTTCTCTTTCACCGTCTTCAAATGCCCCTATGCACTTGGCATCTGAACTCAATGGCGTTCCATTCACATATGACAAAGAAGTCAAAGGGAGATTCCCCTTGATGTTTTCTATGACACCAATCTCTGATTGCTCAGTAGATCCCATGCGAACGTTAAGCGCATCGATATATTCTCCATTAGGGATAAGCCGTTCATCAACGGACTTATTCATTCTGCCTGCTATGAAATTTCTTGTTATGTTCGCCATGTTACTTTATCCACTTGTCCATACCACGGAGACTCATCAATAATCTTCCCGGATGAATGTTGCTCAATCTGATCTTTGAATTTCTCAACAACGCTGCCTTCTCTTTTCTCGCTCTGGCTACAACATATTCCTGTACGCCAAACTTTGAGTTGAGTATTTCGTATTGGATGTACGCATACACGTACTTCTCGAACAATTTGTTTACGGTAATCAAAGAATCATCGCCTCCCTCCATACCATCAGAAACGTACTCAACAATACATTGTTGGTCCGACATGTCTGAGTTGAAGTTGATTACACCTGCCTTCTTGTCGATGGCAAATGTTGGGTTGAAGTTCGCAGTCTCGGTATTCAATCCGTATCGTGTGCCGATGCCGTAGTCAAAATACCAATTGCCATCGATGTACCAACCTTCTTGGCCATCAAACATTCCTCCCGGATTGAGGTAGATGTTTCTCTTCGTCCCGTTCAATCTCTCTGTGTCTATCAAAGAGTTCTGTGGTTGCAAGATGTTCCCGTTCTGATCAAACAAGATGTTGGCTTGGTTGTCCTGCAAGTATGCGCTTGAAGAAAGTATCTGCACGTTCTCTGTCAGTGGTCTTAATAAGCCATCCTTATACAAAGAGATGCGAACCCAGTTCACGAAATCGCTAGGGAGAATGTATCTCAAGTTGCTACCAACCGTCAACTCAAGGACTTTGATTTCCTTGAACGCATCGTAGTTCAACTCTTGGATAGCCCTCTTGGCGTGGAACAATATCTTGTAACGCTCCTCATTGTTGATCAATGAGTGGTTGCCAGAATACATCAATTGAAAATTCTTGACGATATCCTGCAGACTTACATATTGGTAAGAACCCCAGTTCTCATTCTCCGGGGCGTTACCATTGTTATCGTAGTATTGGTATTGAGATATATAAGCCATGGTTTATTATTGCTGTACGCTGAATGTGGGTTGTTCGTGTTGTTGTTGTGCCATACCGAATTGAACCACCTCTGCTTCTCTAATAGACATACCGGCATACTCCAATATCTTGGTGGCCAATTTGTATTGATAGTCCTCGGGCAATTCAAAGTCTTGATAGTCGGGCTGAGATTGGTCGAACACAGGTTCGCCACCGGCCAAACTAATGTAGGTCCACTTGGGCTCAAATGGGTATCTGAAGTAATTGGCAATCACCTGACCGGGAACTTTGTAACTCACAGGGGTGACTGTCATTGTCTCCGCTTGCTGCGTGTATACAGGGAACAGCGTAGATGGCGCAGTCAACATCGATGTGTTGAGCAACGTCGAACTTGAGTGGTTTAATTTCTCCGCCTCAACTGCCGCGCTTGCTTTTAATATCAAGAAGTTAGCAGGGGTGGTAGTGAATATGTTGTTGTCCAATAACAAGACTGTGTTGCTAGATACCAAAGCCACATTAGCCAAAGCATTTGTTGTGGTATTGACAACCACATCGCCTGCGCTAATACCGGCAGACAAGAATGTCGCGCCGCTGTCAACCAATTGGAAAGCCACCACTGATGTGTTCGCTCCGCTGTCCAACACCGTTGGGTAGCAGATAACTTTCACCATCATGTAGTATGCATCGTTGGTGGTAGCCAAACTTGGAAGAAAGAATACGCTGCCTGCAAAGTTTTCAAGAGGGTTGGTCACGTTGAAGATTTCCATGGCCTCCTCGTAAGTCCTCCTCAAATCTGCATAACCGGTACCAGATACACGGCTATTTTCCATCGAGATGATCTTGTTATAGGAAGAAAACATTTCTTCGTACAATTCCATCTGCGCTTGACTAGCAAACAAGTTGAAGTCTGATGGAGATATATATCCGTAATTGTTCTTGTTGATGATAGACAACACGGTATTTCTTACTTCATTAATCATGTTATTGTTTAAAGCAAAGATAAACAAAAAAAAAGAGGGAGCATTTGCCCCCTCTTATTGTATTGAAATAAAGTTTAATACATCATATCTAGGCTGCTATCGAGCAACTTCAATGCATCAATACCCTCATCTGTCTGCAAATACAAAGCCACTTCAACATATGGGTCCGCGCCGAAAGGAATGTTAATCATTTTCTTTTTGCTTGACGGAGTGTTGAACCAAACTTCTTTGTTGCCATTTCTGAAGGCCAATACTTTAGTATCGAAGTACTTATGTACGTTGGCTTCCAACTTCAACATTGGGTCATTGATCAAATTCAAGAATCCTCTTGGGTCTCTCTTGGCGTAAATCAATATGTCTCTCTTCAATTCGGCAGTACTAACCACTGATGGGTCTTTACCAAACAGAACTCTAGCCACATTCTCCAACTGATCAACGGTCAATGAGCGTGCCTCCAACAAAGCATCTACTTCTTCGTTCAAGAATTCTACCTCTTTTTGGGCATCCTTCTCATAGTTTACTTCAGAAAATACACTACCATTCATGGGATGGTAATACAAGAATTGCTGAAGAACAGGGTTGGTCTTTGGTACGCGCAACATACCATCTTCAAAGATTACTGGCTCAACAATAAAATTGCCGTCCTGTTCGTCTTCGAATGGGGTCTTTTGGTTTACCGCATATCGCAATGGGCGATTAACGTTCTGTTCTGAATCAAACCACAATAGTGGGAATCTTCTTGTACTCCTTGAAGGAATAGTGAATGAAAGGGGAGATGAGTGTAACAGTTTGTAGACTTTGTCTACTGGTATTGCGTTTTTTTTCATGATATAATTTGATATGATTTTTTACTTTTTAAAAAGGAGAGCGCCGTTGCCGGCACCCTCCAAATTAAATGAATTAACTTTTTTATTTCGTCAGCGATTAGGCACCGTAACGGAACAATACGAAGTTGTTAGCACCCAAGGTACATACACAACGCTCAGACAAGAAGTTAACTTCCATTGCATCCAAGTCGCTAGTAGCAGCGCCACCGGCAGAACCTGTGATCCAAGTCTTGTAACGACGGTCTTCAGTAGCAGTTGCTCTGTAACGAACGTGCAAGAAAGGACGCTTGGCGTTCTTGCCCAACACTTGGTCGTATACAGTTGTAGAACCTGCAGGAACCAACAAACCAGTGATTACGTTTGCAGTGCTTGCACCAGTGGTAGAAGCAGTCAAACCACCACGCATGGTAGGATCGTTCAAGTATTTCCAGTCTGTCTTGTAGAAGTCATATCCACGACGGAAACCGCTGAAGCCAAGGTTCAATGCCATGTTCACATCGTTCTCGAACAAACCGAAAGAAGCGGCGTTAGAAGAACCTGAAGCATTGTAACCGTTCAAAGTAGCCAACATATCGTCGATGTCGAAACTGAAGTCGCGGTTAACGAAGATTACGTTCTCTTCGATAGAACCCTGCTTGTCCAAACGAGATACGATTGAATCGAAGTCAGCCAAGGTAGTTGGATTACCACCACCCCATACGTTTCCACGATCGTTTACTACGTAGAACACACCTTCAGAACCTTTGTAACCAGCAGCAGTAGCGCCAGATCCACTAGCAGCAGGAACTGCTTCAATCATAGCGGTTTCCAAGTAGTCCTCGAAACGCAAACGGGTTTCGTGCTCAGACTTCAAATACCACAAGAATCCAGATGCACCGTTCTCGGTAGTAACTTCAATCCATCCGATCTGAGCCATGTCAGAACCAGATACAGCATACTTGTCCTTGATGATGATAGGGCTGTTGTCGTAGATGTCATCTTCTGCTTCCAAAGAACCAACCATTCCGTTAGTTCCTTTTTTGAATTCAGAACCGTAGATGAAGATGGTGAATGTGTTTGTTGCAAGAGCGTTGGTCATACCGGCGCCTTCGTAGAAAGCCACGTCAATGGTGCCAGCAGCAGGATCAACGAAAGTGATGATACCTTTGTTCTGGGTAGGACCAGCAACGTTAGGAGTGATCACCACGGTTTGTCCAACACGCAAAGCAATGCTACCGGCAGTCAAGCCAATAGAAGCACGGTTAGGAACCAACACGTCGTTGATGGTGAAAGTCGCAGTATCTGCGCCAGACAATACACTTGTAGTACAGTTGATGTACTTGATGTGCAAACGGCCTTGTTCAGCCCATTTGATCATGTCTGAGTTGGATGGCATTTCAGCGCCAACCATACGCAAGAAAGAAGCAATTGTACGATTACCGTAACGCTCAAATTCTTTTTCGTAAGTATCAGGAAGATACTGGTTCAAGAAGTTAAAGTCGGTAATATAGTTAGTAGATAGGGGGACCTGTTGCGCACTCGGCTGCAACTGATAGGTCGGGGTAGACAAAACTGCCATAGTCGTTTATTTTTTTCTTAGATTTTTTTGATGCTGCGGATTTTTAAACCTCTGCTGGAATCAGGATCCACTGCTTTTACCTGCATTCCATCTTTACTACCCATGGCCTGTGACGCTGGTCTTTCGCTCATGTTGATGTTTTTAATCTTTCGAGTAACATCTTCAGTGGCGGCCGACATGCCTTGCTCATAAAAGAACTTGGCAAACCTCTCAGGGTTCATGGCTACCGCTAGCGCTCTATGATAACCTGCTGCATCCTTGATCATCCCAGCATCATCCAAGTACTTACCAATAAAGTTCGTTGGTGTCAATTGGGCCTTCTTCAATTCAGC